TAAAACCCAGACACTTGCAGTTTACGCACTTCATTTTCTGTTTTACGCATAACGTGCGTAACACGTTCCGCATCATCCAGACTACTTGCGCCATATGGTACAACCATGTCTTCCGCAGGAATATAAATAGATGCAGGGCGATCAGTAGATGGATCATAATACACTTTCTTAAACGCATTACCTGCAAGACCTAAACCCCACAACATCCGTTCATGCTCTGCACGATACTCAGGCATTTTTTCCTGAATATAGTAATTCATATTCGCAGCGACATTAACGGCTGCGGCTTGGTTCTCTTCTGTTTCTTTCCCAATAATTTTTGTTTTAACAGGGCCACCCGCAGGTAAAGTTTCCATAACGGTTTCTGATTGAAACTTTACTAACGCTTCTGATAACAACGGATGGTAAACCCCACACGCTCCTGACCACGGCTCAGTACGGTCTTCTATTTTAAGCCCTAGCAATTCCATACCGTCTGCATAGGTTTGTAGCCAATCTTTACGTGCGCTAAGATCCCCTTCAAAATCTTCCATCAAACCTGAAGCTATTTCAGTCAACAAATCTTCATCCATATCTTCGGCAAGGTTGTCATAAAACGGATCTTCTTTTTCGATTAGTTCTATTTCCATGACTGAAGCTAACCCACCGTCAGGTGTTTTTTCAAACTCCATAATTGTTGCCGAGTCACCTTCGTTCTCAAGTTCTGCAACAGGTCTTCCATCAGGAAGTACGATTTCTAATTCGGGCATATTTTTATTCGCCATAATTGCTTACCTCAATAGTAAGATGCTTTGTTCGTGTACTGTCTATATGAACGATACTCTTTTGTATCGTAGTAATCATCGGGTTCATCCATTGATGTACGAATGTACCCCCCTTTTCTAAATCTCATTAACGCCATTGATGTGGAGTCCACGTAGTCATCATGTTCCCCCGCAGGAAAACTTGCAATCTCTTCGATAACTTCTTCCGCCCATCTGGTTGGTGGATGCCATACCCTCCCTGATGCAAAAATATCCGACACAGCATTTAAGCGGCTAATCTTATCGTTCCCTTTAGTCGGTGTAAACTCTTGTACCGGAATACCCATTGACCGTAATTCATAAATCAATGGCGCACCGCTCGCTTTCTTTTCTATAATTACACTATCCGGTTCCCATTGTTTATACTCTTCCATAACCACCCGTTTTAATTCAGGAAACTCTAGCCTGTCACGGTAAGCGTTTAATAAAATAATGTTTGCCTGTGGTAATCCCTGCTGTAACTTAACCCGTTGCTCTTCAGTTTCGTTTTCTATCTCTACCGCAGGTTGACCCGCCTGATAA